CCTCTACAAAGTAGCAAGACAAGCAATTTATATCGCCTATAGCCGATATCTTTATCGCCTGAGTCGGTTTGATTTTCAAAAGATTTTTCGCTCCGGTTGTGGGGTCTATGCCCTCCTCCTGCGTGTAAATTTCTTGAAAGATACCGAATTTCTTAACGCTTCCGTCATCTTTTACCTCGCCTATTTGCTTGCCTTTGTCGTCAAATATCAAGACTTTATTTTTGATATCGTCCATACGCTCCGATATGCTACTTGCGTATATGTTTGAGTTTTCCGACAAGATAAAGCCTTTTACTGCCCACTCAGTTTTATATACGCCTAGACCTCTTTTGTATATCATCGCAAAGTACTTGTCGCCCGTGATTTTATGCGCTTTTGTGTACCCTGCCATCACAATGTCGTACATTTTCATTTTGTCGCATATCATGCTTGTGATATTGACTCCAGTCGGATGTAAATGTCTGATAGGCACTTGTATATCAGCGCATACTTGAGAAGCTATCGCCTCAGCCGTCAGATTTTTAAAGTTGTATTGTCCTGTAGACTCAAGCAAGTGCTTCATCATGTCGTAAGCCGTAAAGGTTATAGTTCCTGTTTGGCTTGATTTTTCCACTCCGAATATTTGCCCGAAAAATATTTCGCCCTCTTTGCTATCTTCAAGCGATATATAGTCGCCTGTTGCGATACTTGGAAGATTTACAGTTTTATCATAAGGCGCATTTATATAGTCAAAATCTACACTTCTTGATGCTTCACTTGCAGAGCCTTTCCAAATTATTCTTGTGCAAGCGCTTGATATATCATATATAGTGCCCGTATCTTTTATAAGCTTTATAATCATATATCACCTCACGGAATTACTAAGACTGTGCCGTCTCTTATCAAGTTGGGATTGCTACCGATAATGCTCTTATTTTGCTCATATAAAGCATGCCAATCTGCAGAGCCTGTCAGCTTTCTTGCGATCGAGCTCAAACAGTCGCCTCTTTTTACTGTGTAAGTCTTTGGCTTTTCTCTTGTATCTTCTCTTTTTGTCGCATCTTTCGATGCTGTATCTTCGCTTGTCGCCTGCTGTGTGCTTGCGCCTTCAGCGACTACACTTGACTGAGTAATTGCGATTTTTCTGTGTTCCTTTAAGGTTATTGAAAACCTTATATCGCCCGTGCCGTCATCTTCTCCCCACTCAAAAGAAGAAATCCTGCAAGGGAAATTTACCGATGTTCCGGTTATAATTAATTTTGTCGGATTGCCCGACATAATCTGCTCTATTTGTTTAACATATCGCATAGGATTTTTAATCTTCCTAAATTCGCAATATGTTGGGTCGTAATGCTTCGGAAAAAAGGAAGAAAAGGAGACCGTTCTCAGCCCCCTCATTCCTCCCAAATCTGTCTCACCGATTGCATTAATATTTACTGTTTCAATTCCCCTGCTCCCTTGGATTTTATACTCCGACGGAAGCACTGGGAATCTTATCGGGGTACTACCTTTAAGCCATATTTGCACTAAAACTCATACCTCCTCTGTTTTCCTTAGACGCCATAATTTTTCTTGCTATAGCGTCGCCTATCTTTTCTATATCGGCATCTTCACGGACAATAATCTGATCAGCAAGCTTCGGAATATTTAAAACTGTACCGCCTGCACCCTTTGCCATTCTGACACTTTCGTCATGCGGATAAATTCGTGTACCGTGTGGCAAGTCGATAATCTCTCCACCTTTTTCGCTTACTTGCACAAGTCCACCCATCCAGTTTAGGTCGCCTGTAGCCTTTGCAGGTACCGCTGCAGCCTTTGCAATTTTACTGTCACCACCTGCAAAGAAGTTGCCTATGCCTTTAACTCCGTCAATAATTCCACCGATAGCGCCCTTGATACCTTCAATAATTCCTTTTATCATGCCTGCCCAACCTTTAAATATTTGAGTAATGCCGTCCCACGCCTTTTTCCAGTCGCCTGTAAATACGCCCGTGATAAATGTAATTATTCCTGAAAGCACGTCTATAACACCACCGATGTAAGTCATTGCACCACTTAAAAAGCCTGCTAATGCAGATACAGCCACGCCAACGGCCAAGGCTATGCCCTCACCGACAACGCCAATTATTTGCTGAATTTTGGGTATAAATGGCTCAATTTTTGCCTTTAAGTTGTTAAAGCTTTCCTGCAACTTTTTGAAAGTTGGGGAAGTCGAATTCATTGCCGATTTAAAAGCCTTAAAATTTGTTACTACAGCAAGGACTACGATAGCAATTGTAGCCAAGACTGCAATGACAATGCCTGCAGGTGATGCAATTGCAGCGATTGCAGTTCTAAGCACTCCACCGCCTGCAGACAATCCCGAAAAGCCTCTAGTTGCAATGCTTGCGAATCTTCCTAAGTTGCTAAACGCTCCGCCGACTTTGCCGACCATGCTCACTGTATTTCCGAATATTAACAAGGCAGGTCCGATAGCCGCCACCATCATTGCCCAACGGACAATTTGTTGGCGTTGTTCGGGATCCATTTTATTAAACTTATCAAGTAGTTCTGTAATCTTTTCGATAAACGGCACGACTGCACCCGATAAGGCTTCACCTGCATTGTACTTGAATACGTCAAATGTCGACTTTAATTGCTCCATCGCACCGCCCGGACCGCTCATAAGCGCATCCGCCATAGCTTGCGATGCTCCAGTTGCTCCCTCAATGCTATCTTTGTAGCCTTGAAGCGCTTCAATGCCCGGACCGTTTATAAGCGTTACCCATTTAGCCGCTTGATTTTTGCCAAAAATAGACTCTGCTGCAGACAATTGCTGTTGAGTAGTTAATCCCTCAAAACCTTTTTGCAACTCTGCAATCGTTTCGGGCATGCTCTTAAGGCTTCCGTCCATATTAAAAACGCTTATGCCCAATTCATCCATCCACAAAGAAGCTTCTTTTGTCGGCGCCGCCAACTTCATAAGTCCAGAGTTTATTGCTGTTGCGCCTTCAGACGCTCCAATTCCATGGTCGCCAAAGACTCCAGTAATTACAGCAAGGTCTGAAAAACTCCATCCGACTGTCTTAGCCATTGAGCCTGCTATACTCATAGCATCAAACAAGCCTTGTACATCTGTATTCGCCTGAGCCTGCGCCTTTGCCATCATGTCTGTGTAGTGACTTGCTTCGCTTGCATCTGCTCCAAATGCTTTTAAGGTGTTACCAAGCCCACCTGTGACCATTGACAAGTCGGAGGCTGTACCTGCTGCAAGGTTCATAGCAGGTGCTATCATATCCGCCGCCTGTACGGCATCAAACCCCTGCCTTGCAAAGTTTAAAGATGCATCCGCTGCATCCTGCATTCCAAATGTGGAATTAGATGCAGCGGTTTTTATAGCACCTTCAAGCGTCTTTGCTTCTTCCGCTGTACTTCCCATCGTTTCGCTTACAAGCCTCAGTGTCTTGTCAACGTCTCCGAAATTTTTAAAACTTGCTGCACCAACGGCGGCAAGTGGCAGGGTTACTCCAGTCGTGATTTTTGCGCCTAGATTGCTTATACTCTGCCCTGCCTTTTCGACTCCCTTCCATGCCCTTGACGCTGCAGCAGTTCCACTTGTGAGCGTGCCGATTGTCGAGTTAAAACTACTTGTAAAATTGTCTAAGAACCGAAACTCTACATCTACCTGCCTAGCCATCCCGCTCGCTCCTTTCTTTTGCCTCTTCTACCTCTCTTCTGATAAAGTGCCGTATAAGCACCTTGTCAGAAAAATGTGCATCAAAAAAGACTGACGGGCTCCAGTCGTGATTCACAAATAAGTAATACATCGCCTGAAAATCCGCATCAGTCTCTATCAGTTTTTTATATCGTCATACTCGACGCCTTCGTCGTCCTCATTCTCCTTGTCAAACCCTGATAAAAATCTTATTTTTTCTGAAATCTTTATCATTTCACCACCCGGAAAGAGCATTAGTGCAAGGTCTTTCGGGGTTACCGCCTGATAGTGCTCCATAAGTTCCTTATCTTTCAAATTCGGCTCAACGCAACCTGCAACCACAACCCTTGTGTGCGCATCATACACACGGCTCATGTCTACTCCGCCTGACTTGTTTGTAGCGCTTGACATGAGTTCGGTGTATCTGCCACCTGACAAGGCTTTCACTGTAATTTCTACAGTTTCGCCTGCCACTTTTGATAAATGCTCTGCCTTTATTTTTGCGCTAGGTACCTCAAGAAGCTTGTCTCTGTCAAGCTTCATAAGTCTTTCCATTAAAGATGCCATTTTTACTCCTCCTATGCCCTTATGTCATCAAGGAAATCCCAGTCTTCGAAAGTGAAGCTGTAAGACTCCTCTGTATTCTTCTGAACTTCCCAGTCCATCAGTATTGCCTTGTCGAATTTGCAGTGATAAAATACTACTCTTTCAACTCCTAAGCTGTCCGGATCCGCAAGCTTTGCAATGATTTTAAAATCAGGGGTCTGCCCTCTCTTGACCTTGTCTGATATAGCCTTTGAAATGTTCGACCTCACATGGTGAAGCTTAACACTTCCCTTGCCCTCAAGCTTTGTCATCTTCTTGCCTGCCGTGAGACTTCTGACCATAGATATATCCGAATAAGATATACTTACTTCGCCCTTGCAAGACATAACCTCACCGATATACTCATCATCAACCCACAATTCGCCCCAAGTCCCATTTATGACCTGATTTGATACAAATTTCTTCATATGCACCTCCTTACACTGTAATTCTCAAAGTTACATCCTCGATAGCATCTGCTAATGACACCACAGCCCTCAAGAAGATATGTGAACCCGTGTTCGCTCTCTTGACCTCTTCGTCCGTGCAGTCATCAAGATTCTTTTCCTTGCCATCTTCAAGTACAACCTTCTTGCCAGATTCTTTGAGGTATTTTCTTTGCTCATCTATATCTATCTCGCACTTGCCGGCAGTTATGAGTTCGTCTGCCTTTATTCGTGTGAAATAAGAGTCGATAGCGGTAATTAAAAGGCATTTGTTGTCATAGCTGTTCAAAAACTTACCGATGTAGTTATCTTCAATAGTCTTTCTGATGTCGTCTTCCATCATGTCCATAGTCTCAACAAGCTTAATCTTTTTAAAGCTGTCGCCCTTATCAGCTGTGGTAGTTGTAAGTGATGTTACTGCTCTGTTAAGCTTAACCTTTTCACCATCCCAAACAGCTATAAGCTTGCCATCGCCTACTGCTGTGTCCTGATCAGCCTTTGCCAATCTGTTTACATCTACAAAGTCGTTCAAAGGTGCGTATGTGCCCGATACACTAAAGCCTGTACCTGCTAAAAGCCCTGCTATTCTTGCAGTTCCCTGTTCAGGTGTTACCGCCTTTTCCTTTGTTCTGTACAAAGTTGAGTTCCAGTTGATAATACCTTCGTTGTCGCCTACAGCTTCGGGTAACACAACTTTTACAAGGTTGTGTTCGCTTCTTTGCTTCTTTGCCCATGTAAGTACATCCTGCACCTTACTGTCCGTCTTAACGGATGGTATAGCCATGTATGTGAATTTTTCATTTTCAAAAAACTGCAGCATGTCCTTGTAAGGCTTTGTCATGTCTGCTCCAGTCTGCATGACATAAACAAGTACATATTTAGGCGCACGGGTGTAGCCAACAAGCGCATCTTTTACATACTGCTCATTTTCCTCATTTAGCACACCTGTCGGAATATCGCTCACGCTTGCAACCTTAAAAGATTGTTGCTTTGAGCCTTTCAGGACAAGGGCAACGATACCACGCTCACCTCTTTCGATAGCGCTTGCGCCCTTCTCTGTAAAGGCAATCGTGATGCTTGGTGATGTTAATTTTGCCATTTATCTACTTCCTTTCTTTTCTATGTTCAAATGAATATCTTCTATAAGTTCGCCATCATGGTATTCAGTGCTTTCGTACCAGTCCAACTTAAAGGACATTTGTGGAATATTTCCATGGTCTTCTATGTAGTCGTGAGTGTACTCTGTGACCAGTAGTCGCCTATCTTTGATAACTAAAACCATGCCCAAGCTATCGAATATATTTTCGATAATCTCAAGCGCCTCCGTCTGCTTTGCTATCTTCTGCACGAAAGTGATTTTCACCGAACACGATTTATGCATCATGTTCTGGCTTTCTCTGTCAGTACCAAACGGTACGATTTCAACAAAAAAATACGGTGGCACTGCATTATCTACTGTGTCATTTCCGTATCTTTTGATGTTTGGATATTCTTTTTTTAAAATTAAATTTACTTCTTTTATGATATCAGCATATGTAGTCATGAAAGCCCCCTATCTGCCAAGGCCTTATTTATAGCCGATTGCATCATGTCCGGATACTTGCTCTCATACTCTGCTCTTGTTTTTTCCGCGTAATGCTTACCTTCAACAAAGCCACCTGTATCAACGCCACTTATAAATTTACGGTGTCCATTTTCTACAAGGTGGAAGTGTGGGGCTTTATTTGTGACCTCAACGCTTGCGATCATTCCTGAAGGGCTGTAATTCTTTGTTGTTTTCCATCTTTTCAAGCCTTTTGCACCACTTTTATAGCTTGACGGCATCTTTGCATTACAATCTTTTGTCCACGCCTTTGCGGTCTTTACAATTGCATTGTTTATGTCGTCAGGTGCCCTCGATACCATGTTTTGCATATCTTCAAGCAATCCATCAAGTCCGATAAAATGTATAGAATCCATTTACTCCCTCCTTTCCTCATGGTCTTTGTTTTCTGTACACATAAGCTCTAAGTAGTAAGAAGCTTCCAAGGGATTGACAATGTAATTTATAAGAAACTGCCTACCCTGATACTCAATTACATCTTTTTCAGTTATATCAGTGTTTCTGATTGTAATTTTGTATACAAGCTTGCTTGTTGTCTTATAATGTTCTAATTGTTCATTGCCTCTTAGCGGTCTTATTTCTGCCCAAACCTTTTTATGCACTGACAAAGTACTCACGATATTTGCAAGTTCGTCTTCCATCTCTATGTATCGCAATATATTGACTCTCTTATTAAGCCTTCCGGGGTTTATACCTTTCATGTATCCCCCTTTATTGCCTTTTTCATCTGCAGTTGCAAGATTATACTCTTGAAAGTGTATTCTATTGCCTTTCTTTGCTGTATATCAGACTGCATAAGCTCTCTATTGTCGTACATATTTTGCACTATCGCACAAAAAAGAAGATTTGCCGTCTTATCTTCTTCATCGTATTCGCCTACAGCGGACACGATATACTCTTTCGATGCTTCCATCATAGTTCTTATGATATTATCGTCATCATCTCCGTCTACTCTTAAGTAGTCTTTAACTTCCTCAATCGTCATATAGGCTAATACCTCCTAAAAAAGCCCCTGCAAGTGCAAGGGCTTAAATTCTACTAAGGTGTTACAGTTATATATCCGTTCACAAATGCGTTTGCATCCTTTGTCTTGCAGTCGAGTCGCTCAATGCCTCTGAAGAGTGTTAAATCCTGCTCAAAAGCGTTAAGCTGGCCAACCGCTGCAACGTTGGAAGTCATAATGCTAAGCTTATCTCTATCAAAAAGCTTGATAGCTTCCTTAAAGTCACCGATTATGAACGGTACCTTATTGGTCTTTGTTGCCATTACAGCATTTGGCACTACCACAATCGGGATAGTAGATGCACCTACGGCAAGCACCTTCTTTGCCGGATCCTGAAGGCTTGGCGTAAGCAAGTATCTGCCGTTCTTGTCCACAAGGGTATCAAGATACTGCAGTCCGTCATCGTTTGTCACGATTGTAACACTTCCTGCAAATGCAGAGCCAAGTGTCACATTTACAGCCTTCTTAATTCCGTCAAGGTTTTTAAGGTCTGTTTCTGCCTTTGTTCCGATAGCCGTCAAAATCTGAGCGTTTCTTGTCGCCACATCCTGCTCCGCAAACCACTTTGTGAGCGCGCTTGTGATATTTGCGTCTGAGTCTGCTAAAAGCTCATTTGTAACAGGCATATATCCTGCGTATTTCTTGATTGCGTACTCTAAGATCTCAAATTGCGGAGTTGCAGCAGCCTGAATTTTTCCTGCTTCTAAAACTGCCCTAAAGCCTTCAACCTGTGCTCTCTTCTGATAAGTTCTGCGACCTGTTGATGTGCTTACCTTTTCAACATCTACAAGGTTCTCTAATGAGAACATGGCCTTTTTATACTGATTAATCTTTGTCTTAATGTCCTCAGGCACGGTATAACCACCGTCAGCCTTTGTACCCTCTGTCATCGTATTGGTATAAAAACCATGTCTTGCAGCTTCTGCAAAATCATGCACTGCATCAGATCCGGATGCGGATGCGATTTTTACAGCTAAGGCCTTGGCAAAATTCTCTGTTGACACGCCTGTCTGCTCCCCTTCTACTACGTCCTTTAAAATATTGTACTGCTCCTGAAGATTAACAAGCTCTTCCTTTGCGGCCTTTGCATCTGTAATCTTCCCCTGCTCCGCAAGGTTCTTCACTTCTGCCTTCTTTGCATTTATTGCATCAAGTAATTCCTGTAAATTCATATTTTTGCTCCTTTCATGCCCCGAATGTATCGAGGTCTTTTAACAAATTGTTTTTTTCTTCTTCAATATCAGCCTTTTTGGCTGTGTATTGCTGTATCATTTCATCGGTAATCTTCAGATTACCCATATTGTTCGTAATTACCGAATTTCCCGACTGGCTTATAGCGTCTATAAATCCCATTTCTACAGCCTTATCGGCTGTTATCCAAGTTTCGGCGTCCATCATCTTTATGATTTCTTCCTTACTCTTGCCCGTCTTTTCGACATATGCACTTGCAAGCGCTTCATCCCATGCCTTTAAGGTTTCAGCCTGCTTGCTAAGCTGTGCATGATTGCCACTTGTATAGCTTACAGACACATCGTGTATCATAAGCATGCCGACGGGTGATATTGTGCTTTTGCCCGCCATTGCTATGACGGATGCAGCGGATGCCGCTAAGCCTTCCACTTCAATATCTACATCATTGCGACTTCTAAGCGCGCTATAAATCTCCTGACCTGCAAGCACATCTCCACCGCCTGAATTTATCTTGACTTGCAATCTGTCGCCTTTTGGCATCTCTTCGATTGCAGTAATTACATCTTTCGGTGTTGTACAATCGTATCCGAACCAGTCATACACTTCTTTCATTTCATTACTGACTATGTCGCCTTTTATCTTAAGTATCATCTTTGCCCTCCTTTCCGATATTGTATGCAGCGCCGACATCTGTAAGAGGTACATAGTTGCCGTTTACGATAAGCACATCTCCGCCGTCCATGGAAGGAAGGTCTAAAAGGTGCCTGCCCTCATTCGGTGTATATATACCATTTTGGACTGCCGATGTTATCGACTGCATTTGTGTTTCCATGTTTGCCCTTAAAAGGACTTTTTCGTTAAACTTGTATACAAAGCCTTCAGCCCTTTGCTTATCCGTCAAGCACTTGTAATTAATTTCCTGCTCATACTGATTTAGCCTATACATCATCGTATCCACTAAGAAGCTAAGCTGTTGTGATTCCGAATTAGAGTAACTTGACTTCTCGTAATCATTAATCTGATTTGGCTTAACTCCAAATGCTGCTGCAATTTGCAAAGCGCTGTACTTCTTTAACTCCATATACTGAGCATCTGCCAAAGTATATGTAAGTGGTTCCAACTTCATGCCTAATGGCAACGCCACAACCTTGCCTGCATTATTTGCACCTGTAAGCAAATCATTGTATTGCTTTTCAAGTCGTTGCCTTAATCTTTCATCTAAGTCGCCCGTGTACTGCAGGACACTTGATGCCGTTAAGCCACTCTGATACAGCTTTTCAAGATACTTCTGGGAATATCCGGCACCGTCAATCGTGCTTTTCAAGATATCTCTTACCGATATGCCCATAACGCCATCCCACGACAACCAGTTTTTTATATGTAAAACATCTTCTTGCCTAAATATTGCAGTTTCGCCGTTTTGTGGATTTGTAAACTTGTAGTATAGCCTACCTTTGTCACCGAAAACCCCCGCATCATCCATGTATACAGTCACGCAGTCGGATTTCATGATCCAGTAAGCCATCTTTGGTATCTCACCTTTTTTCAATCCACTTGTGTAATCTCTTTGTATCCATGCGTAAGCGTTGCCGTAGTGTTGGCAATTGGCTTCCATAGTGCTCCAAAAAGTCGACGGTGTCATAACTGAATTAGGCCTGTACAGCAATATATCGCTTGTCGGTGCTCTCACCCTTCCGCCCGACTCATCCTCTTGATAGAGTTTCAGGGGCATCTTGCCCATCGTCTCAGACAAGACTTTTAAGCAAGTAAAATATGTCGTCTCTGCTAAGGCTTTCGGCTTGTCTGTATCAATACCAAGCCACTGCATGAGTCTATCGCTTGCCGTGTCCACCGTCTCAGGCATAAGTAAGTTTTTTAAGTTATTAAAAAATCCCATTTAACCCGTCATTCCTTTCAAAAAATTCTCAATGTATTCGCTATAGCTTTCTGATTCAAAATTGTGATACAAAGCTAATTTAAACGCCCCCAGTGTAGCGTCCACAGGGTCGATGCGCTTAGTAGTTGCATCTTTGTCAATCTTTATAAGTCCGTTATTTGTCCTTACAACCGCATTTGACATCGCGTAATTAAACAAAGGGTTATGCAGATAAACCACATTGCCAGAATAAACCTGCTCTCTAAAACCTTGTGTAGACTCATTTAAACTCTTATGACTTTGATAAACCTCCTCGACTGTATAGCCTTCATCTGATAAGTCCATCATTAATTTTGCGGCATTGTTGGGATCGAAACAAAAGCATTGAATGTCTAATTGATATTTTTCACATTCATCAAGCACATAGCGCATTACAGTAGCTTGGTCGACTATCGGCGTGTTTGTCAGCGTCAAATATCCCAGTCGCTCCCAAGCATCGTACGGCACTTTGTCCTTTATGATGTGTTCTCGCAATTTATCCACTGTAGGTATAAAGCTATGTGTCCATACCGCATAATTAACTATCTTCTTGTTGCTGCTGTCCAATTTATCGGTCTGATAAGGCACTACAAAGGCCACTGATGTAAGGTCTATCTTTGAGGACATATCGAAACCGACATAAATCGGTCTGCCTTTCAGGTCGATTGGCAACTCCTTAACTTCGCAAGCCTTCCACTTTTTCATGTCCATATAGCCGTTGTTTGATGCCGATACCCAAATATTGAGCACTTTCGTCATGAAAGCTATCATTTTTTCGGGTATCTGCTTCGCTATTTCGTAATCTTCAGCTATCTTCTTTATACCTTCATCGTAAAAGGCTCTTATGGGGTTAGCTTTTTGCCATGTCTCTAATGCTCCGGGGTCGTCGCCCTTGTCGGCTTCGCAAATGTCGATAAAATACTCGTCATTCTTTACATCAACATCAGGATCTAAAACCTTTGAGCAATAATCGTATTCTTGTGTATAGCAAGGGTATGTTAAATCCTTGCCAGCTGTGGTGATTATTGTTAGCATAGGCTCTTTTGTGTTTGAACCAAGGCCAAGGTCGTAAAAATCCGTTGTCGGGTGTTGATGATATTCATCGAGGATGAGACACGCAGGGTTGGTACCATCGCCCGTCTTTCCGTCCTCTTTTGATAGCGGCTTTATAAAAGAGCCTGTTTTGATGTGCACAATCTCGTCACGCTTGAAGTTAAATTTTGACCGCAGTATTGAGCCTTTAGTCATTAAATTGCATTCATTAAATACGATTTTTGACTGCTCTCTTTTAGTTCCTGCAGTGTACACCTCATATGTCTCCATATTCTTTGTGGATTGTATGGCTATTTCATACAAAGCCTCACCGCTTTCAGACTGGCTCTTTCCATTCTTCCTGCCTACCTCAGTAAAGCTCTTCTTAAATCTCTTCTTTCCCGTCTCTCTGTGCACCCATCCGTACAGCTGGCATGTTCTGAACTTTTGCCAGTCATTTAATTCTATCGGCTTACCTGCTAAAGCGCCCTTTGAATGCCTTAGCAAAGCGAACCACGTGACAATTTTATTTGCGTTGTCCTCACTCCAGATGTAAGGAAAGTCGGCTGTGCCTACTCTGTCCAAATCGTCAAGAAATCTTTGACACGCCCACTTGTGTTTTTGCCCTGAGGGAATTTCATCCGATAAACAGCTTCTTGCATATTGCTTTATGTCCTCCAAATGACTCATATCTATATATCTCCGAACAACTGCATCAAGTTTTCTTCTTGTCCTTTTGCCTTTTCTGAAGCAATCTTAAGCCTTGAGCTTGCAGACATACCCAATGCGCTTCCGGAGGTGTCCATGTCTTTCTTTGCTTGCTCCATAATCGCATAAATTGGATTCGGCTTTTCTCCTGAACTTGTTTTCACCGTCGGGCAGAAATCTTTTTTCTTTGTTTCCTTTAGCGCCTGCAGGTACATCGAATAGGCATTTGCGTATACAATCATGCTGTTACGGTCTAAGTTGCCTATGATGTCGATGCTCTGCAGGTTCTTTCGTACCCTTTCGTATTCTCTCTTTGCTGTCGCATCTAAAAAGACCGATGAAGGAAGCTTTTCTAATTCATCCTTATCGGTCTTGACTAATGACTCTTCATATTCTCTTTTTGCCCTGACATCCTTTTTTATATTGCCAGTCTGCAACGAAATAATTTTTCGCGGTCTACCCATTCGCCCTCCTTCCTGCTCCTGCTGTGAACATTTTTGTCCACTTTTGGCGACTATTTAGAAATTTATGTAAAGAAAACTGGGGCAGCGGTCGTTGTATACAATATACAAACTTTTTACTATCCCCCTACCCTATGCCACTATGTCTTTTTCTTTATCTCTTATATGCTTACCTGCTTAATTAAACTCTTTAATATCTCTTGTGTCTTCGCCTTGTCCTCCGCACTCTTTCTATACAGTGCATGAATTTCATCATGACTTGAGCGCGACAAGGGTATCAAGTTATCTTCTACATAGAACAACTCCGGGTTATCCTCAGCTGTAACAATGTGATGTACAGTGTGTGCGTACTCAATGCGTCCATGCATCAAAGCCCAAGGATCCAAACCATTGTATCGTGCAATGATAACAGCTCTCAGTGCTTGCCACCTTGCCCCCCGATATAATTTACGTGTACCTGTCGGGGGTTCATACTCCCTTTTGTACCCGCAATCACATTTACCGCCTGCCTCGTATCTTTTTCCGCAGTGTGTGCATCTTCTGTATATCATCTTTGTCCTTCTCTTTCTTTACATGCAAAAAGAGACAGCCATAATCGACTGTCTCTTCTTTGGAAAAATACGTAGCTTAGGGGGTGTATGTCAACGTATCAGAAAAACTCTATCGGGCGGAAATGTTCAAAACCGCCCTTTACCCAATAAGGAGAATCATGAAAAAATATCTTTGATACCTTTCACGTATACAGTATAGCACTGTCAATACGTGAATTTATATGACTTGTTTAAAGTCAAGCGCAATATCTTTCGCCGTGCAGTCTGTCGAACTCTTTCAGTGCTTCACGGTGTAGTATCAATACCCACCTTGTCCCGTAATTCATTTTCTCTGATATCTCCCCGAACTTTAGCCCGGTTATGTATCTCATAATCAACAAACTCCTGTACCTCATATCCTCTATTGCATCTATCTCTTTGCTTATCCTTGTTTGTAGCTCTGCATATGTTTTCATATGCTCACTGATATCTTTTTTCAGCTCTATCACGTGTATGACAATTACTGCAGTCTTATCATTGTCGTGACTTGTCTCAACTTTGCAATCGCTTAGCGTACTACTTACCTTTTTTGACATTGCGTCAAGTCTTTCGCACTCAAGTCGCTTTGCTTCGATAAGTCGCTCAAGATTTAGCAACTGACTCAAATATTCTTTTGCTGTCATTTATTATCTCTCCAAACCCGCCCAAACTTAAATGCGCTCTCATAAGCTCTAAGTAACTAAACTTTCCATTTATAGTGCACTCTTCTCTGAGTTTCAGCAGGTCTTTTTCAGCCTGCTCTTTCTCTAGCTTTTCAATACTTTTCCTTGCTTCTTCAGCACTTTCTCTCTCTTTCTCTATGATTTCTGATACAAAAATATCATACATGTATCTAGTCGCTTTGAAATCCGAAAAAAGCATGCTTTTTTCTATGTAATCACGACAGTACCCTTTTTCTTTTAGTAGTTCTTGATTTATTTTTGCTTTTTTTTCGCTTAGTTGTACATACCTTCCATCTACTTGTCTGATATGCACAAGTATCACAGTTTTTATTCATTTTCACCTTCTTTCCCACTCCTGACATGTCATCAAGTTGCCATCTACATAATTTCCGCATTCACCACTTCTCGAGCAAATGCATATGCCTGTATGCCCATACTGCCCTTCGTACCACCTACAATGTTTACATATCCACCCCTTCGCAATGTCTTTGTCCTTCTCTGCCTTAATCCTTCTCATCTGCCTTTTCAGTTTCTTGTCGACTATAAGCGATACAGTCGTCTTGTCGCCTTCATCATCAAGTAGTTGAGTAAGCATAATATGCACGTCTGCTATCTCTTCCAAGACCGCCCTTGAGTGGCTTTCTTTGCCCTCAAGGATATCCTTTTGCAAAGCCACTATAAGCTCCGCAAGCTCTTCGATAGTCTTAGATTTTTGATGTATGATGCCGTAATGGCGTAATATCTGCCTTGCCTGGTCTTTAATCACAGCCACCTCCTAACTCCTCTGGCCACTTGTCCACCTCTTCCCAGTGCCAATCTAAGTGACTAAGCACTTCTTGAAGCGATTCGTCTGTGATGTCCTCGTCTTTAACATCATCATCTACAGAAAAGCCCTCGATTATTTTGTCATTTATGTATACAACTATTTTTCTCATGCTTTCGCCTCTGCATCTAACTTTTCAAACGCCTTTATGTACTTGTCCTTTACCAACTCAAGCGCTTCGATTACATCCTTGCAAACATCATCCTCGTCAATGCAGTCATTGTCACAGCGACCAATTGCAACATTTTCGTCTACAGTCCCTTGAGGAAAACTGTAATTCCGCACACTTATGCTGCAATTATGTCGAAGCTTTATTGAATTTATAACGCTTTGTATTTCCTCTGCCCTTGATATAATTCTATATTTCTGTCTTTGAATTCTAACAAGTTCTTTTAAATTATCTTCCATCATTTTATTCCTCTTTGTTCTTCAACTCTCAGTCTGGCCATGCCGTAATATTTCTTGTCTATCTCGTATCCGACATATTGTAATCCGTACTCTTCAAATGCTATCAAACTGCTACCACTTCCTACATGTGTATCTAAAACCAACTGTCCTGGTTTTAGATATTTTTTAACTATCCATCTATAAAGATTTACAGGCTTTTGCGTTGGATGTATTCTTTTTTCGTTAAGCTTTTTGTTACCTTGCTGTATCCATCCTTCTTCTATGCTCTTTCCCTGCATCATGCCATTCCACATATATCTAAAAAGTCGTGTGCTGTCATGAAATGATGTATAGGCAATTTCACAATCCGAAAAACTACTTTTGCCGTTGCATTTATCCCAAATGATTCTTCCCGAACCAAATACATAATCAAAATAATTACATCCAAAAATTATTTGTTGTTTACTGGCTCTGAATAACTCTTCAAAATACTCTTTTTGCGGAACGTCCCAAGCCTCGCTCGTCTCGTATATCCTCTGTACTCCGATTGGACTAACTTTTCTTCCGTAATATTTTCTTTTTTCCGGACCTGAGAAGTACGGCGGATCTACGATTGCCACATCAAAATAATTATCTGAATATCTAATCATTTCTCCCATGCAGTCCGCGTTTTTAAATTCTCTCAAACTACTCACCCCACTGTTCCGCCATAGCCTTTGCTATGCCTGTAAATGTCTTGCTTCTAACTGTCGCCTTGTTCTTTTGTCCTTGTATCTCGTGCCAACATCCGGCTTTCCCGTTCGACCATCTGCCATATAATTCGGCATTGTTCGGCTTATCTAAGCTATTGCCCTGTAGGGGTTTCAGCCCTTTCAGCCACAAACAAGTGCGCTTTGTCACATAATTCTCTGTATCTTCCACAGACTCTGCAAATTGATAAGGCTCAATGATTTGGTCGGGCTTTCTGTATACGGTTGACATCACTCCAACCGGATTTTCTATTGCTACCCTTTCACAATCCGCATTCGCAAACTTCATAAAGAATTCTTGCGCCTGTATCCTCTTCGCTGTCCTTGCGTTAATTTGCTCGATCGTGTTTCTTTTCGTTGAGTGACTTCTTGTCGCCGCATTGCTCAAGTAAGTACAAGGCGGATGTGCAATAATTAAATCCCACTTATCAATTGTGTGTGCTTTTCCGTCCTGTGTCTTAATCACTGCCCCCCCCTCAAGAATTCCAAGGCAATCGCTTTTTATGTGCCACTCCGGGTGTCCGCCGTATTGCTCCTCTATGTCGCAACTGTAAGCCTCATGCCCTAACGCCCTAAACTCTTTACAGACCGTCTGACTACATTCGCAAGCTATCAATACTTTCACTTACTCATACCTCCTTCTGCTTTGCTTATGTACAAGCTTGACTCTGTCGCCAAGCCTAAAGCCTGCAAGCTCAACAATATATTTGATATGCTGTACAAGCTTGTCATGTTCGGCCTGCTCTTTTAACTGTCTTTTCTTAAACTCTTCCATGGATACAATCGCCTTGTAAGCCGTGCTATCCTTGTATCCTTCTGCATTATGTTTGATATCGCTACTCATTTGCCTCCTCCTCCGCCTCCGTCAACATTTCCTGTATTTCTTTTAAGCATTTCAACGCTTCAGCATTTCTCTGCTCTAATCTTTTATGAATTACGTCTATAGCCATTTTTGATATATCTATAAAGTCAGAGGTGGGCAAACTTGGAAAAAATTCTCCGCCTAGCCATCCCTCAGAATGAAAAGTAATATAAACGTTTTTATTTTGAATCCATTCTTTCAGCACTTCTATATCTTCGTGCCCTCTTCTGTTTTGATCTAATCCATAGATAGTTTCACTGAGCAACTCCCAGACTTTTTTAGCCTTCTCTCTTCCTTCGTCCATCTTTCACCTCACGCATAGTGTTTTATTTCATTTCCCTTGCATATATATTCACTTTTAAACAAGGGTTTTACTTCGCCATCTTCCTGTAACTCGTAAATCTCCATATTCATCTCCTCAGCCATTTTCTTCTCAAGCTTTGCGCCCTTTGATTTTTTCCACCCTGCAAGCATGACCATCTTATCGGACATGCCCACAAGGCTATAACATAGCTCCATGTATTCCTTGTGTGTGCCATATGGTAAGACATTTCCAAGTCGTGCCGGATTGATTATGTCAGAGCCTTTAAATCTTTTACTTGCCCTGATAGTGTTTTCTGCTCTTAAAAAATTCAGCAGATAATTTTTTATGCCCGTGATTGGGCCGGATAGGTATATTCTCATTCTTCTACCCCTTCCGAAAAATCAAACTTCATTTGCCCTTCAATCGTCTTATCTTCAATCCACCACTTAAATACCGATTTAGCATCTTTCCATACTCCACCTTTGCTGTCGTCTTTTCCTCTTTCTTTTCTGACTTCAAGCATTTTTTCAAAGGCTTTTATGTATCGCTCTTTGTATGCAGGAAATGTCAGTATGTCTCTTTGTTTTTCTCGTTTATTTGCCAAAGGGCACAATATACAGCCCACTCTGCTGTACCCCATATCGTACAACTCGTTGTATGCTATATTGTTTTCGTGTATATACTCCCATACCTCCGCATCTGACCAGTCGTATATTGGATTTACGAGTATTGTTTTGCGCTTTCTCGCTGTTGATACTATTACGCAATCCCAAACCTCATCCTGCTCTTTTGCTTCTTCAAAAACCTCTTGAACATGTGGCAAACTGAAATGTTTTGAATTTGCAAGCTTGCCGACGCTTGTTGAAAATATATCCCTGTTTTGTCGCCTTTTTGACTCTGCAGCTCTCACACCTAGTGCAACCACTTTGTTTTTTTCTGTGCCTTCTTTGAACACTCCGCAGCAGTATCGTACAAGCCTTGTGGGCGGTATGCCCTTTTGTGCTATCAGGCTAAACATGTTTATCGGCTTTCCTTTGTAGCTCGGCATTTTTTTATAGGCATTTATTCCCTTTTCCCTGAGCCTTTCAAAAACCCTATTGACATGTCTATTTGTTTGCGGTGCATCTACGGTCGTTATGCTGTGAGATACCTCGAACTCTATCCCCGACTTTATCGCCAGATCTAGCAGGACATCGCTATCCTTGCCACCGCTGTATGTGACGACTACTAAATCGTTGTAAAAGTCACTCGCTATCTTTTCAGCCATTCGCAACGACTCGATAGCTTTATCAATCTTTTCTTTGTTCATTCGTCTTATATGCTCCTAATTTTAGCCACAGTATACCTAGAAGACATTTTTATTGTCTTAGTGATACTTTTATCCACTTTACTATTAAAATCCATTCTGACGCATTTTGTAGCGCCATTTTATTGTTTGCTATTTACTTGTTTATTTCTTCAAGTACAACCTCAACCCTTGCTTTTTCACCGTACAGCTTTTGCACTACAAGCAGGCAGACTTGCGCATCGTCGTCATAGGCTACTCCGTTCAGGGCATCTAAAATGCTTTTAGCCAAATTGTCGCTATCTATTTTCTTGATATGACTTATATTGCCTTTGAGCATCTGCTCCCGTTGTTTTTTGCTTATCGACCGTGGAGGCTCAAAGTAGCCGTATATGGTTGCACTGATAGCCCCTTTAAGTTTTTCTTTGCTTACAGCTCTGTAAGATATCCTGACTAGATCCTCATATTCTTGAGTTTTTCGCGGAGTGTATGTCCTTACGCCTGTAAGGGTTCTTGAAAACCTAGGTCGTTGTTTGCCTACTGCCTTGCCGGGTACTGTGAATTTAACCATCTTTTTATCCACCCTTAATCACCTTTAACTCTCTTAAAAATTTGTCATTCATCTCTGTATCTATCTCATCGTTTCTCTGCTCAAAGTTGTTAAATTTTGACCTTGCAGCAGGTGCGGTTGTAGGCTTTGCGCTGTCCTGCTGTCTTGCTAGCCATGCATTTACAAAGCGCTTCATGCCTGTCTTTGTTTTTCGTCTAGTCGGATTTGCGTCTAGCCACCCTATCATGTTCCTCATTTCCTGCTCTACGTTTACCGAAGGATATAAGCCTTTATATGCATCTATATCGTCTTGATAAAAGGGATAAGGCTCCCCCGTATTTGTGCAAAGCTCAAAAACTGCTTTCTTTTCTTCCACCTCCACAACCTTGATATTTTGGGCTCCGCGCTTATAGTTATTAATATTTGAATTAGAGTTGGTTTCTTTTTCTATTTCTACTTGGTTTCTATTGGTTTCAGGCGGTGGATTTCCGTTACTCACCGTTGAAAGTTCTATTCCACCGTGAACCACCGTGTGAAAGTTTTTTTCAGTATCGACAGGTTCAGGACACTTAGACTTTTTTGTCTGTATCCTTTGATGCTTTTCCCAACTTGGAAAGTATAAATATATTTCATCTTCGACCTTGTAAAGCCTTATTAAATCCACACTTTGCAACTCTTCAAGGCCTTTTTCTATATGCTTTGTAGTGACATCTTTTCGCCTTGCAAAACAAAAACCTTTTAGCAAGTCCGGATCCGCATTACCTCTGCCGTAGTCGTCTACATATGTGAGTAGATAAGTCCATAGCCTGAAGCAAAAATCATTTAATTCATTTACTTGCTTGTCTGTCCTGATGGACTCTTTAATCATTCGATTACCCATTGCAACTCCTTTATATCAAAGCAAAGAACCCACTTTTTAAGTCGTGACACATAAAAGAAATTTGTACATACCTAGCCTTTAAGCAATGTTTATAGTTTCTTTGTGAGCTCTTTGCCTGATGTCTTTTTTACTCGAAAAGCGCAGTTGCTACATCGTTCTGATTGCTCTCTTCTTTTGCTTCTTCTGCCTTTTCTACTACTTCGCCGTCAATGATTTTTTCGGGCTCATTTTCTGTATAATTATTCACTTCTTCTTCGACTTCAACATATGACTTGCTGCCATCTTCATTGACGATTGTCATATCGGCGTCTATAGCAGTTACTAAATCTATGCTCATAATTCCCCACTTACTTATAAGCTGTCTAAGCATAGTTTTATAGGCCATGCCGTCAAAATCCTTTGACCAAAAGGTGTATTGATTGCCTTTTCGCTTATCTGCTGCATATCCGGCAGAGTACTTTATCGCATGAGCTTCCATCTTTGCCCTGCTCCAATACATCGCCTTTTTAAAGCCGTTCGTATACTCAAACATTGCATAATAGCCGATTGTGGTTGCTTTTTCTCTTTCTTCTTCATCCTCTATCAAGTTGACTTCTATCTCCTCGTTTAAAGGATCATATCGAACAAGCTCGCCCTCTTTTATTGAAAGCACATTTATTTTTTTGTACTGCCCTGACCTGATTGCAAGCTGTAAATATCCCTTGTACCCAAGGACAAATTGGGCAAGTGTTGTGCCCTTATTTTTATCCTTAAAGGGTACTAAATAGTACTGGCCAAGCTGTGGGCTCGGTGAGAGGTTAAGGCTCTCGCCAAGCAATGCCCCTGATAGGATCGAAGAGTTCGTACACTCCTGAAGCATAGTATTATTATTTACCGCCGACACTATTGAGCTTATAAAGCGCGTGCCGTTCTTGCTTCCTACCACCTTGTTAATTTGCTCCTTGACTGCATCCGCTGTGAGGTATGCTGTGAAGCCTGTCGCTTTCTTTTTTGCTACTAAACTATTCTGTACTGCCATTTTTATACTCTCCTTATTTTGATATTATTTAATTTAAGCCATGAAGCTAACATTTTTGCTTCTTCTGTGCTTAGATATGCCTCGAAAGCCGTCCACTCTCTTTTTACATCTGTAGCAGGTTCTTCTGCTTCTTGCTGTGGATCCAGAGCAACTTCTTTAACTTCTTCGCTCTTCTCCTGCTCCCTTTTCTCTTCTTCAGCCTTTTTTCTTTCAGCCATATCTACCATGTATTTAGCCTTTTCAAGCGCTGTATTAAGATTTAAAGTCTCCTTGTAGACTTCTGTAGCTTCGAAAGTGTAATCTTTTAATTCTGCTATAGTCTTAAGATTGCACTTGACCGAATTGAAAATATTATTTATGACTGTTTCAACCTGTTTAAGGGAAGTAGAAGCATTTAAAAATTTATCTTCAAAAACCTGCTCAAAGCTTATAAACTCCAATTCTTCGCCTGCTTCATCTTTTAACTTCTCAAATAATGCTTTGACTTCTTCAAGCTTCTTTTTCTTTTTTTCTTCCTCATAGCCTTTGATTTGTGAGTCTATCAAACCAACTGGCTCTTTTATAAGTGCCAGCAGGTCTTTTATTTGTGCTTCAAATTGCTCATAAGGCTGTAAGCACTGCTTTTTAATCTCTTTTCGCTTGCTGTCTATAGCAGTCGCTAAGGCGTTGAGCTTTGCTCTGTCGGCTTTAGCTTCTTTTATCTGCTCTTCTGTGTATACAAGCCCTTTGTAATCTTCAAGCTTCTGCGACAGCTCCGCTTTGAGTTCGTCGTAATTCCATTCAATCGCTTTTATAAAGCCATCTTCACGCGGATTGTATATCTTTAGTTCCATAGTCCTCCTTTTTCTTTGCTATTTTGTTGACCTCAACAAAATGGTCGTTCTTCCCGACGTCGGGAAAATAGCATCTTTATATGTCCGGGAGTATTAAATTGGGCATCTTTTTACCCTCTACACACTTCCAAAACTTCGCTTCTTCCTCTGCTAAATACTCTATATCTCCTACAACCTCACTTCTTTCGATAAAGTAATGCTTAGTCTGCAGGTATATCTGACCGCCGAATTCACTTTTTAGCTGTGCCTTGAGCACTACAAAATCAAATTCAGTGACCATTAAATAATGCAAAACCTGTATAAAGTAGTTGTCAGGTATCCTATCCCTCCACTTCTCTTTTTGCATACTCTGCAAAATATTTGTTGTTTTTATCTCAAGTATGCCCCTTCTGCCGTCCTCGTCTGTAAGCTCACCGTCAAGGCTTGCGTGGGCAAAAGGATACTTTGAATTTAAGTACATGTTATTATCAAAGTACTGTACTTGATATTGCGGAAAGTCTAATCTGAATAACTCTCTTAGATGCTCCTCCGCCTTAGTGCCGTATTGTACATAAGGCTTATAGGATATATCTTCGCTTTCTTTTTGCCCTGTCTTTTCTAAGTAAAGCTCCGTATTTGTCTTGTACGGATTTAACCCCACGATTGCGGAAGCGTCTGAGCCACCTATCCTGCTTCTATGTTTCAGCCACTCTTCACGACTGGCCAGTATCTTTCTTTCTATCATCTTTAAACCTTTAAAATCATGCTTGCGACCTGATCAGCCGTGAAATCCAGTGTTTCAGCTATCGCCCTTAATTCAAAAAGTGTCATGTCGCCCGGGTGGTCTCTTTTGTGAGCCACTGTCTTTTCAGTCTTCCCGATAAGGTTTGCAATATTTTTTGTCTTCATTCCTTTAAGCTCAAGGCCTGCTAAGTATGCGGCCTTGAATTGCCTATCCATCATCTCTGTCCTTGACGGCGCTAATCTCGGCATTTTCTCCTCCTCATGTTTTTTATGACCTGTATGGCCTTTTTTATTTCTGCCACATCTCTGTCATTTCCTTCTTCTTTCTTTTTTTTCAAGTAAATTACTGAAAAAGTCTATCATCCATTGATACTTATAAGTCATTTTATGAGCATCTTTGCAAAAATCAGGATGAAGACCACATCGGCCATGCAAAGCCCCGCGAAGGCTAAACACATTTTATTTTTAAATGCGCGCAACTCCACTCGCTGACTAGATTCAGCGTCATATACAAGTCTATATTTGCGCTTTAAATCCTTGATATACATTTTTTGTTTAAAAGCTTCACCCTCTAAGTTCTTCAGCGCCTTCTCTTTCTCTTCCTCCACTGTGCCCCTTGTCAGTGTAGGAATTATAAAATTCTTTCTTACTTCTTCCATAATTTCTCCTTTCCTCAGCAGACATATGCTTGATATGAATTTTCGTTCCAAACATCAATGCCCATCTTAATCAGCCTATTCTTTATTGACGATTCAGACCTTCCCATAATCTCCGCTATCTGCTTTTTGCTCAAATCCTTTTGCAGTAATGCTTTTAGCATTTTCGTTTCGTCAACTGTCCAAAAAGACCCGGTTCTCATGTTGCCACTTTCAACCTCTCTTTTCTTGACAGTTACACTGCCTGCAGGTCTTTGTAA